TACGCCCTGCGAATTTACAAGACCGTCCCCCATGTCACCTACCTGCTGGCATGGATGCTCGCGCTCGATGTCGAGTGGCGAAAGAAGGCTGGAAACGCGCTGCACAACGCCGTTGCCAACAAGGAGTTCGTGAATCAGCCCGAGACTCGCGATGCGCTCCAGCAGGTTCCGCCGCACCTCGAAGACGTCACCACCCACGCGCAAGCGATTGCCCGCTGGGTCGAGCTGCGTCCGTTCCTGCTGGCGCACCTCAACGACGGCAAGTACGCGCACTACCAGGCCGATCCGGTCAATGCTGCGCTGCTCACCGCGCCCACGCCGACCGATATTGCGACGCTCTCGACCGCGCTGGAGCAGGCCCGTCAGGCGGTGAATCAACACGTCGTCAACGATGCGGCTCACAACCGCATCGCCATGGCTGTGTCAATCGCCACGGTGGCCAATAGCGAGCCGACGAACATCCAGGTGCTGAACAGCATCCAGAAGATCTACAGCCAGCACATCCACAGTGCCGCCGTCAGCTTCGTGATCGAGGGCGCATAATGTCGCGCCTCAGGATCGCTGCGGGCCACAACAAGGCATTCGGCGATTGCGTCGTGTTTCCGGGCTTCATCAGCGGCACGGTTCGGAGAATCGACAGCGACTATCAGCCGGTTCTCCAGCCGCGCCTTTACAAGCGGCAGCGGGAAATCGTCGTGGTCTACAAGCCCGCCGCAAACAACGACACGCTTGGGCTGTATGAGGAAACCGAGAAGCCGTACACCATCGGCTTTACGTACACGATCGCAGGCACCACAAAGAACGTCGTGTACGAGGTTGTGCTGAAGGAAGTGCTCATCGACACGAACGCCGCCGATGAGCAGACACTGACGGCAACCTTCCTCATGGAGGACATCAAGTTCTCCCAGCTCGTCGTGGCCAAACCTCATCCCTAGTTTCCCGCGACATGGTGCGATAGCCTCACACCATGTTTCTCGACGCACCCTACCGCCCACTATCCCCCGAACTGGTTTCGTTTTTCTCTGGCGCTAATCAAGAGGAGCAATTGCTCCTTCGCCAGTTGCGTTTCCGTCGCAACGGCTACGAGATGGAGCGCTACCTGCACAACTTCCTCCTTGACTCATACGTCGGTGGCGGCGGTTTTCAGAACGCTCTGATACCCAGTCCAGACGCACCGTTTTGGGGGCGTCGAGCTTACGAGCGCGGCGTGGATTCGTGGCTGTACCTTCGTCAGAACCTGTTCAATATGAGCTACGGGCGACAGGGCGTGGCGGCTCAGCAGTCGATGCTCAGCTATCTGGTGGCGTACACAGGCGAGGATCAATGGTCGTATCTCGACCGAATCAAGAACACCGCCTACATCAATCCAGTCGAGAGGATCGTCCGCGTCACCAATAGCTTCCTCTTTCAGGACGAGCCCGAGCGTCGCAACATGCCAAAGGAGCTTGAACGCTGGGCGATGCGCGTCGATGGCCGTGAGCGGGAGCTGTCATCGCTCATGCGTAACGTCGGACTACGCACGCAGATCTTTGGCTGGAGCGGCGTGCTGCTCGACCTGCCCACCGAATCCACCCACGTATCGACTCCCTACGCGATCCCCATCGTCCCGCAGGAAATCACCGATTGGGACATGCGCCCCGATGGCTCGCTCGCAGCCTGCGCGCTCAGCTTCATGCACGAGCATCCGCGTCGCACGTTGAGCGACGTTAAGCTTTGGGAAGAACACGTCTACCGGCTCTACCCAGACCACTGGGAGAAGTACGTGATCCTTCTGCCTCCGCCAAACGCTGGCCCGCTCAGCCCACTACAGCAGCTTGGTCGGCTGTACTCGCGCAGCGAAGGCCCAAACCCCCTATCGAGCGGACGGCTGCCGGTCGCGTTTGCAAGCTGGGACGAAGGCTTCGGCGCGCTCACGTCCTTTGGACTCCCCCAGATCTTCAACGTCGCCAAGGCCGCGTGGGAAATGTTCCAAATGAACTCCGAGCGTCGGAGCATCATGCGCGGACAGACGTTTGCCACGCTCGTCACGGGCGAGTCGGACGCCAGCACCAATGGCAATATCGGTATTGGCGTCGGCAACTACATCACCGAGAAGAAAGATCACAAGGGCCTGACTCGATACATTGCCCCGCCGAACGGTCCCGCCGAGATATACGCGAAGGCGTTCGACTCGATGATGGAGAATTTACACACTATCAGCGGGCTCGACTTGAACAGCCGCCGCTACAGCGAAACCGCCGAAGCGATGAACATCCGCTTTCAGCAGATGGAAGCGATGCTTCAAAACGCAGCGAAGAACCTCGAAGCCTGCGAGCGCGACATCTTCTCGAAAATCGGCGAGATGTACTCGATCAAGGACAGCGTTCTTGACCAAGTAGTGATCAAGCGCTCGAAGGTGTTCAACGTGAGCCGGTACCGCGACCACCTCGACGAAACCAAGAAGGCTATGTCGATGCCGTGGGGCAAGAAGGTACTCACGCGCATCTTTCAACGGTGCATGCGAGGCGTCATTCCCAACTCAACCGAGGTCGAGCTGGCCGAGTTGGATGCGGAGATCGCCGCTGAGGTTGAGAAAAACCATGATAGGTTTCTCGACCTGGTGTTCGACACTTCGTCGACAACAACCACGGCAACTTCATCGCCCAAGCCCAAGGAGGGCACACCATGAACCAGCGAACCAACGCAGCTTTCGGATCGTCTGTCAGTCTTCCCAACCCCATCGCAGAGATGCTTGCGATGGCCCCGAATGACGGCACTGGCACCAAGTTTCACCGGCCACGGTACTTCCAAGGTCGCGTGGTCGGCGCAATCCAAATCGGTATGGCGGTAGTGCTGTCCGGTGTGGTTGCGGCTGCCAGCGATGAGCTTGGCGGTGACTCCGTGGCGTTCGCAGCGGCTGCCCCCGGTGGCATTGCCGATGGCATCGCCGATCGCGTGGATGGCAACTACATCCGCGTTCGCTGCCTGGAAGGCGACCTGGAGCTGGCCAACATCACGGTCGGCGCTGACTACGTGGTCGGCACCGATTCGCGCTTGGCCAAGTCCGGCGACACCAACTACCCGGTGCTCGTGGCGTCCCCGCAGGTGATCGCCATCGGTTGGTGCAACAACCGAGTGATGCTCGGCATGGGCAGCCGTCATGCGGCAGCGCTGGCCTCGGTGAGCAATCACTTCCTCGGAGACAGTGATCTCATCAACACGGACGCCACCCCTGTCCGCGTCAAGAAAGCGACTGTCAACGTCGACCTCAAGTTTGACCCACGGCTGCTAGTCGTTGGTGACGAGCTTGAGTTCAAGGCGATCTGCGCGATCGGGGCGAGCAGCAACAACCCGCGTCTTCAGCTCAAAATCGGAGCTGCCGTGCTGCTGACGTTCAATGGTCCGGCACCGAACGCGCTCGGCGACGAGTTCGTCACCGAGGGACGCATCGTTGTTCGCGAGACGGGCGCAACCGGTAAGGTGCTCACCACCGGCATTTGCTACACTAGCGCCAACGGCTTTTTGGCCGCCGCCGGATACAACGTGATCGCGCCGCTGGCTCTCGACCTGTCCGTGCCGTCTGTGACGGTCGATATGTTCGGGTACTTCAGCGCCGCTGGCACGAACGGCCTGACCGTCCGCGACGCCAGCCTTCGTCTCCGCTCGTAGCCGCCGCTAGCCACCCCCCCGCATTTTGGGGTACACCTTCAGGTGTGGGCATCAACGCCCAAACCACTCAAATGGAGGCCCCCAAGATGTTGTTTGAATCCATTCTTCCCCACCTCACCAGCCGTATCGTTCGTCAGGCGTGCAGCATCACGCCAGAAGGCGTTGATCCCGCTGGCGCTGGCGGTGGTGGCGGTCAGGCTCCCGCAGCTCCAGTAGTTCCCCCCGCATCGAGCCTTGTGCCGATCACTCGCGCCCCGATGCCGGTTCCGACCATGCAGCCACCAGCGGCACAAGCCCCGAGCGTGCAGCAGCCAGGCCAAGCGCCCGCCGCACCAGCTCCTCTGTCGCAACAGCCAGGCTCGCAGCAGCCGCAATACCTTACCCGAGAAGAGGCAATGGCGATGGTCCGTGAGGCGCTTGCTTCGCACGGCGCTGGCGGACAGGCACCCGCTGCTCCTCCGGCCCCTCCGCAAGCACCCGCCGCTCCTCCGGCAGCTCCCGCTGTGCCGCCACCGGTTCATGCACCTGCTCCCTCACCGGCTGCCCCAATTCAGGTCAGCGGCGAGAACGTCAACGAGCTGTCGGCCATGCAGACTGCACTGAGGCAGCACGAAGCCGAGCTGAGTCGGATGAAAGCCGAGCGCGACCAGGCCGAGCAAAAAGCTATCGCGTTGTCCGCCGAGACGGCGGCAGTGCAGGCACTCGTGCAGCACGACCTGTACCGCATGCAAGAACCAACCGCCCGCGAGGCCGTCTACAAGATGATGTCGCTCGGGCGGATCGCCATGGACAAGCGTCAGGATGGCTCATCTGCATTCTTCGTGCAGATTCCAAACGAGCAGGGCAAGACCGATGTCTATCCGCTCAAGGAAGGCGTCGCGAAGTGGCTCGATACCCAAGAGGGCGCATTCTTCAAGCCACGCCTTCCGCCGGGCATGGGTTCGACTGCATCGACACCGGGACACGCGCCCGCGTCGTTTCCGCAGAACGCGAATCCTCAGCCCCGCAGCGATCTTCCGCCATCGCTGGCCGATGCGTTCCGTCAGCAGACCCAGCAGAACAGCACCCCTCGCTACTAGCTTCCGCTTCTGCCTTCCGTAATTCCTCCCGCACGCCAAGCGCCTAAGCCACTTGCCTCGGAGTAGGAGGGTCGGTAGTCTTCGTCCACCGAGGCAAAAGTTGCCTCATCAACGAACACCGCCCCTTTTGCCCCCAAGGAGACTCCCATGGCCGACGCACTTGAGTTTTTCAACCTGCGTGATGCTTACAACCAGACGGTGCAGCCCATCGGAAAGCGCGTTTATGCGTCTTCCGCAAACATGCACCAGCTCGCGCAGTTCCTGTTCTTCGCGCCCATCACGGACGCAAGCGGAGTGCTGGACTACCGCCGCCGTGCCCACAAGGACAAGATCAACATTCCGTACGCCATTCCCGGTGCCGCCATCGGTCGCGCTCCCGATCCCCGGATTGTGCAGACGCAGAGCCGCCTGAAGCAGATCGTGGCTCAACCTGCGATTGCGTCGCACATCCAGTCCGCGTACGCGAACGCGCCGTACTACACCAGCAACCCCATGTCGCCGTCTCCGCAGCCCAAAGATCCGCTGTGGACCCGCGCCGAGATGATCATGCAGGACATGGCGCGCACCGCCTGGGCGACTGCCATCACCGGCAAGTGGCTGGACGTGGCGATGATCAAGCCAGGCGGCTCACTGACTGCCGTCGACATTCCGGCCATTTCGGTCGGACACAGCATCGACAACACTCGTGGGACCGGCTTCCTCCGGTTCACGAAGGCCAACAGCACGCTGACCTTCAAGGCCCCCGGTGACAACCTCTACGGCCCCGAAGTCGTGGTCGCTGCCAACAACACGTACACCTTGTACTGCGGCTCCAGCGCGGGTTACGTGACCGTCACCACCGCAGCGCTGCCCGCTTCGGACGGCCTGTGTGAGATCGAGTTCAGCAGCACCGGCAACAACCCGGACGGGCTTATCAGCCTGATGGAACCGGACCAGATTACGTCGCTGCCGACGCCGACCGCCATCTCGCCGAAGTACCTCGACGAGCTCCGCAACAAGCTGTTCCCGGCCTACCGCGACAGCATGTGGACGGTGTACATCATGCACCCGAGCGACCTGAATGCACTCAAGGAGGTCGCTCGGTCGTTCGGTGGCAGCACCATCGACCACGAGGACTTTGGCAACTCCCTTGCTCCGGTTCCGCAGGACATCCTGCCGATGGCCAAGCGCAAGCTTCCCGTGTACGACGGGCATGCAATTATCGTCGACGACACCGTGCCCATCAAGATGATGGACGGCAAGCCGACCCGCCCGGTGCTGTGCGTCTGCCTCGACCCCCGCACGCCCGAGAGCGATGGCATCGACTTCGGTGCGTTCATCGGCGTCGTGCGCGGTATGCCGACCGGCAAAGTCTTTCAACAGTATGGCTTTGGCTGGTACATTGAGCAGCTTGGAGTGGCACACGACGCGACGCTCTACCAGATGCGCGTGTGTCTCGACCATAGCTGGGCGCTTGGCTCCTCTGGAGCTGCCGCCATGATGGAAGGCTTCTTCAACCCGCTGTACTAGCCTCGAAGCGATTTGGTGGCCTATGCTCTCGGCATGGACCTACATCAAATCGCTGGCCTCCTCACAAAAGTTCCCCCGAATCGCAATCCCCTAAACCTCACCCGTCCTGCTCGCGTGCGTTTGCTTCGGCCTACGCATGTCAGCGGATGGGTGCGTCCAAACGTCCACATTGACGGCAACCCGTTGCGCCTTTCCTGCATTATCGAGCAGCTCTGGGCCGAGCAGTATCTTTCTGGTCCGCTGCCAAAGCTGTATGAGCTGGTGCCCTGCGACAAGGTAGGCATGCCGCTCGATGCCAAGCTGCGGTCGGAGTATCTCGCCTGGCTGAAGTCGCAATACTCTTACGACTTCGGCACCCACTTCGATGCACCGCCGGTTGCCCCAGAAGTCATCAATGCGCAGCCGGAAGCGCACAGCATCCCGCCGGATGAGACTCATCCGGTAGTGGTGGACGACAAAACAGCAACAACCGACCAAGCAGTGAGCGCACCGACGACGGCCGTAGTGGACCAGGCCAGCGCTGTCGATGCGTCAGCTAGTCCAGCTAAGGCGTCTCGCACTTTGCGGAGGGCCGACAAATGAGCTTCAAAATGGAGCTCGACACACGCGGGCTCGATGGTCTGTACGCCGTGGTGCAGTCCAAGCTGCAAGACGTACTGAAGCGCGGTGTCGACAGCTTGATGTCTGAGGCAGCCGAGCGCGCTCGCGGTGCGTCATTCACTGACCGCAGCGGAGACACCCGACGATCTATCGAAGGCGGCATTCTGACCGCTGAGACGACCGACACGCAGATCACCGGCTACGTCAAAGCCGGGGGAGCTGCTCGCTTCATCGATGGCGGCACCGTGCCGCACCCGATCGAAGCGAAGTCGGCTCGCGGTCCGCGTGGTCGGTTGCGGTTTGAAACACAGGCCGGCGGAGTGGTGTTTACCAAGAAAGTCAACCACCCCGGCACAAAGCCGAACCCCTTCATCACGGGGGCAATGACCCAAATCGAATTTCAGGTGCGCATGACCCAGGTGTTCTCGCTGGCTATGCGCCAATTCATCGAGGAGACGAACCGTGGGTGACATTCCCTGCACCGAGGACAATCTTCGGGTGAAGTATGCGAGCTGCTACAACCTCGTGCCGACGTGGCGCAAAAGCCAGGCCGCGTCACTCGCTGCTGAAGGCAAGACGGTCTACGACATCTTTTTTGACGAGGCGGAACTACTCGTCGTCGTCGACTTGAAGAAGTTCGCCAAGCCGCTGCGCGTGTCCGACTTTGCGAACACCACGCCGCTCACGCAACTGAAGGCGTTCAAAACCCTGGAGCTGCTGTTTCGCCAGAACACGCAGCAAGAGGGCGACAAATGGGATCGGCAGGCCATGTACTACGGCTCGCAGTACGAACAGATGCTGCGCACGATGCCTGTTGAAACGTACGACGGTGCGAACTACACGCCGACCGGCGGTCTTACGAGGACGTCGTGAGCAGGCCGCCGATATCGCCGCCGACCGAACCACGGTCGCTGCTCGCGCCTGGCAGCCAGATCTACGACTGGCAGATCGTCGCATGGACCGCGATCATTGTGCGACACCTGGGAGGCGGCTACGTCCCCCCCCGTTTCCCAGCGCTGTGCGAAAGCTGGCTCGAAAACTTCCGCGTCACTTTTGCCAACCCCGAAACGCGACCCATTGAGACGGTGTTCAACGCCAACCCGTTCGGCGGCTCGGGCGCGCTGCTCGACGTCGTGAAAGAAGGCGACGTGTCGTGGCCGCTCTTTGCGATATGGCGCGACCGCACAAACAGCAAGCGTCACACGGCCAGCGTTGACCGACGGCGCACCACCGTCAAATGGCTGTGGATGCTGCCAGGGCAGTCTGAAACCGAACGGCTGTGGCCGCTGCTCGGTGAGTTTGACGAGCAGATGCGGCGCGTGATTGCAGAGGTGCAGCGCTGCCCTGAGGACCGCAACCTGCTGCGAGCAGCGCGAATTGGGGACTACGCGAGGGCCTATCAGACCTACCAGTCAGAGGAAGGGTATCGAGGGCCGAACGGTCAAACGATATTCCCGACGCTCACAGGGTCGTTTGAGTACGACAGCTATTGGTCAAACTCCGAAGCGGGTTGGGGGCTACTGCTCGACGCCTTCAACGGCGCGTACTTTGACTACCTACTGCGGGGCAAGACCGAATCCGGTAGCCTCGTAGACACGAGGCTGACGCCTCCGCTAGAGTCAGCCGCGACATCCCATCACCCCGCAAGGAGCGAGTTCCCATGAGTCTCAAGGTCAAGGCCGTCCCAGGCCGCATGGTCCTAAAGGTCGGCGCACCGGGTCGACACTTTATTGGCTACCGCGAGTGCAATCGAGGTGCCGACGGCAACTATCTGCCGGATGAGCAGGTGCATCACACCGTCACCGGGGCACCCGGTATCACCAAAGTCTCGACCGACACGGCGGGCCGCGTGACGGCCATGGAGCAAACCTCCGACCTGTTTCTGGCGGGCCGCGAGATTCGACTGACTCGGTACGACCTCGACGGAACCGAGATCGTCGAGGAAGTGCCAGATGAGAGCTTCTACCGCATGCAGATTGCCGAAGGCGGTCTGGTGCTCGCTGACGAATCGAAGGAGAAGTAGAGATGGCCATCAGTCCAAGCAACCGATATCCACTGGTCTTTATGTCCGTCCTGTTCGGCTTCGGCCCGCAGGCAAGCGGAGCTGCTACCCGCAACGTCGTGATCACCGGCTACGCCAAGCGCGTTGGCATTGGTGTCGCCACTCTGGCCGATGGGGTGGTGAATGGACCCATCCTGTCGGTGGACGACGCCGGGCAGAAGTGGGGCTATGGCAGCGAGATTCACCAGGGCGTGGCCGCAGCGCTTGACCAGAACGCGGACTTGACGCTTTACGGCGTCAGCTTTCCCGAAGCGGGCGGCGGTGCATACGCCGAGCAGACGTTTGCCATTACCAACAACGCCGTGCTCGGTGGCTCGCTTCTATTCACGGTGCAGGGCGACCCGACCTACATCGAGGTGCCGATCACCCCCGGCATGACTCCGCTCCAGCAGGCAACCGCCATCTACAACGCTTTCGTTGTTAGGCGGGACATCCCGGTGTACTGCCCGACCGCGCCGATCGCTGGTTCCATCGACTTCCGGTGGGTCCACAAGGGCGCTCGCGGCAACTTGATGGCGATCCGCTGGGTAGCTGACGGAGTTACCGGCAGCACCTACGCGATTACGGTGAAAACCGTGGGCGTCACCGATGCCGATCCATCGTCTGCGCTCGACGCGATTGCCAACCTTCGGGCAGCCATGATCGTGTGTCCCGACAACAGCGTGTCGACGTCGGTTGGCGTCCCGCGCTGGGTGCAGTACATCAACCAGCGCGCCGATCCCCTCACCGGCTTGCGCGGCATCGTGGTCTGGGCGCACACCGGAACGCTCAGCGAAGTCACCACCGTGACCACCAGCGTAAACGCGCACCGCAGCGCGATGGCGTGGTGCAAGAAGGCAGAGGACACGCCAATCCGCATCGCGGCTCGCTACGCCGCCTACATCGTCCAGGGCACGAACCTGGACATCGCGGCAAACCTCATCAACGGCGGCAAGGACCGCGTGTACCTGCGGAACTTCCGTGGCCCCGTGGCAAACGCCGACAGGATCACCGAGCCGGAAGCCACCGCTGCGCTTAACGTCGGCGCGTGTCCGATTCGCACCTATCCAGGACAGCCCACGGTCGGCGTCGTAACCCGTCCGATCACCACGCGATTCCAGGCGATTGACGGCAGCCCTGATTACAACTGCCTCAATCTCAACTGCGTCCTCGTTCCCGATGACCTCGCGGACCATTGGGAAGCTGACATCCCAGCGACGTTCGCGGGGTGGAAGATGGAAGACGAAGACCCCGAGAACCCGAACGAAAAGCCCGCAGAGTACGTGCTGCGACCCTCGCTGTTTGACCAGTACATCTTCGACGAGCTGCGCAAGCGTCAGGCCATCGGCCAGCTCGTGAAGGTCGAAAAGATGCTGGCGCAGAACGCGGTCAAGTCGCAGATCCACCCGGCCAACGGCGACCGCATGCTCGTCCCCAACGTCCCGCTGCAAGTCATTGGCTGGTTCGCACAGGCCGAGATGACGCTGCGACAGACCACCAAAGCGGCCTAACCGCAAGAGGAAGTGAAACATGGCATCCCCATCCCAGCAATCTGCGCCGCTGATTAGCTATGCCTCCGTCATGCAGTGCCACATCAAGGCGCGTGGCGGAGTGTTGAGCTACGTGGCCGATCTCATGGACGTCAAGCTCGCGCACGAAAGCGGCGACAAGCCGGTCAACACGTTTGGCGGCGACGCCAAGCGCGGCGGTCTGTCGGGCTTTAGCAACGGTCCCTTTCAAACCGTCGTGACGTTTAGCACCGCGATTCGTATCGAAGGCTCGCCACAGTTTTCGTTTATCGAGGCGATGCGAAACAAGCAGACGCTGACGATCTACGGCCAGATCGAAGGTGACACGACCGGCAGACGCGCCAAGTACGAAGGCCGCGTGCTGCGAGCTGATTGGGACTTCGGTCTTGAGAAGCCCAGCTCGCAGGCAGTGACCATCCACTGCGGCGCACCCTCGTTTGACTAGCCCCCCGCTGCGCGCCTAGTCTCAGGCGCATGGCACAAATCCTCTCTGGCCTTCCCGTAGCAGCTCCCCGCATCACCACAAGTTCTCAAGACGAGCCTCCTGATGAGGAGGCTGAAGTCATTGCCGTCAAGATCGGGGCAGCGATGCTTGTTTGGGTGCCATGGCCAGAAGAACCCACGCAGTGGATACAGATGCGGACATGCACGATTCCAGAGATGGAGTCGGCCTATCTGTACTCTCGCGGCAAGGGTAAGCAGCTCGACCTGCTCGATGACCGCGACATGCTGACGCGGTTTGAGAACCTTGCCCTGATGGCGTTTGCGTGCAGGCGCTGCAAGGCACTAGAAACCGGCGTGGATGAGACGGGCGGTATCAAGCTATCGGTCAAGCTCAACAAGCCTGAGGAGCCGCTGTTCACCGACCCAGAACACCTTCGGACCAGCATCCGCGACGAGCACACACTGAAAACGCTTGTCGGCTATTACGGGCAGATCACCGCGCAGTACGCACCGCTGTCGACCTACGACCGGCTCGCCAAGGAGCACGAGTGGGAAAGGCTGCTTGCGGTGTTAAAAAAAAAGCACGGGCCGATCGATTGGGCCGCTTACACCGACGAACAGGTGGGGGAATTTATGGACTATTTAGTGACACACTGTCCTACGGTCATTTCCCCGGACTGACCCCAGACCAAGTGGCCTATTGGGAGATGCTGTGCGACGCCGAAGACAAGCACCTCCCGATCCACGAGGACGCCAAGACCCCCATCGAGCGGGCGTTTTCTGCGCTCAAGCACCCATTCCGCAACCCGGCCCATCCGCCGTGGCGACCGCTGTAGCAGGAGTCACCCATCATGTCCGAGGAAGTCATCGTTCGATTCGTCGTCAAGGACGACAAGGCCGTAACCGATGCGCTCAAGAACCAAAAGGGGGCCTCCGCCGAGCTGGTCAAGGCCATTCAGGAGGCGAGCAAGTCAATCAACGGTCAGATGGTGCTGCCGCTGAAGGAAGCGCGACAACTGCTCGTGCAGAGCGGCGGCGACACAAAAAA